AAACTAGACTTCAAACTGTTGGAGCAGGTTCAACTGATATCTTTGTTGGATTAGGTGAAGTATTCACCACAAACCCTGAGAATATCTTTAATACTGACAATCAAATAGCGTTCGTCTTAACAGAGGGCACAAGTGGTGTAATTACTGGTAGAACAAAAAGTGGTGGAACCACAACTACTGTTACTTTATCACCTACGGCAGATGTCACTCTAGCAGATGATACTTTTATCACTTTAGGTTTTGTAGCAACAAAAGGCACAACTACTGACAAAGTAGAGTTTTTTGTTAACAGAAAAAAAGTTGGAACTTCTATATCAAACATTCCAACTGCAAATATGAAACTTCAAGCTTGTAGTATTTCAGGTACTCTTGGTGGAGAAGCTATGAATACAAAAATCGATTACATAATGGCTGCAAAAGATAGAGGCGTATCATATCCAGGTCAACCAACATAAGGAGTAGATTATGATTAACTATCGCTCGGCTAAAGTAACTGCTACAGGAAATGTAGGTGCAGGACCTGCAAGACTGATTGCAATTAATGCAGTTTGTTCTGGAAGTGCTGGTAATATCCTTTTAAAAGACGGAAGCGGAGGAGATACTAGATTAGATTTAGATACTCCTGCATCAGCCACAGAACAAGTTAATCTTTACATTGGAGATGACGGTATGAGATTTCAAAATGTCATTCATGCTACATTAACCAACGTAACTTCATTAACCTGTGTATTTGCATAATGGCAGACAAACAGCCACCAAAAACTAAAAAATATTTCCGCCCCACAAAAGCAGGGGCGGGAATGACTAAAGCTGGGGTTGCTCGTTACAGACGAGAAAACCCCGGCTCTAAATTAAAAACTGCTGTAACAGGTAAAGTAAAACCTGGTAGTAAAGCAGCGAAAAGAAGAAAGTCGTTTTGCGCTAGAAGTGCAGGACAAATGAAAAAGTTTCCAAAGGCAGCAAAAGATCCTAACTCAAGATTACGTCAAGCACGTAAACGATGGAGGTGTTAATGAGAGAGGGGATTATATATCTAATCTTAGCACTGCTCAGTATATTTTTTTTCTTTTTATCAGTGCAAAACTCGTGGAGTGCAGCATGGAATGAAAAGCCAGTCATGTGTGCTAGTCATGAAGAAACATTTATGACCATTGCAGAAAAAGGCGAAAGATTAGTATGGACCGCAGTGCAGTTTACAAAAGTAAAAGGTCCTAACGACACTTACAGAGAAGAGCCTGAGATATTAATAGCAGGTTATTATATAAATCAATTTACCAGAACTTATACGGTTCTAGAGTATCACCCTAAATATTTAGTTTACTGTGTTACAAGTTGGGGCACTGATTTGTTGTTAACAGATGAATTAGATCCTAACACTTACTACAAACCAGATAGAGGTGTATTTCAATGATTAAATGGTTTCTTTATTTAATAGGTTGTCTCACACTAACTTTAACATTCGTTATTCTTGGCACAAAAAATTTTTACGCTGAGACCAATACCGTGTCGAGCACGGTAGTTAACAATACGCCACCGACAGCAAATGCACCAGTAGTTCCCAATTCAAATTCAGATATATGTAAAGTCGGTATTGGCGGAGCAGTTCAAAATAATGTGTTAGGTATTGCTACAGGCGTTCTTGTAGACGACGAGCTGTGTCAGCTTCTCAAGCTATCCCGCAGCCAGTTCGCCTACGGCATGAAAGTGAGTGCGGTAGCCCTCTTGTGTCAGGACCCCCGTGTTTGGACAAGCATGCAAGATGCGGGGACTCCGTGTCCAGTCAACGGGCTTATTGGCCAAGAGGCAGCTGATTACTGGGCAAAACATCCTCATTTAATTCCAGACGGTAGTAGATACAAAGCGGAATATGTTGAAGCCAATAAACCAGAACCAAAGGAGTTTAGTGATGCGCAAAACGTTGCTATGTTTAAAACTTTTTTCCTTATTACTACTGGCCTCCTCTTATTCTAAGGCAGATTGTTTACCTGACGCTACAGGTAAAAATTTTACAGGTCTTTGCACTCCAGGTGTAACTATCACAGAAGAAGAAAACATCGTTGTAACTGAAGAAGATAAAGGAACAGAGATAGTTACAACCACCACCACAACAACTACGACTACTACCACAACTGTTACTAACGAGGACTCAGGTAATATATTAGATAGCTCTAATGGTTATGTAGGCACTCAAGACGACGGGGACATGCGTACGGATTGGGGGGGTCAAGGGCCTGCCTCTATGCCAACTGGTAATACTTGCGGTGAGTTAGGTGCAGATAGATGCGCACAGATTACTGGATCAGGAAACAGCACATCAACGATGGGTGTTTCAGGCATGGGTACAACTTTCATAATTAATAATATTAATATTTCTGATTTAGAAATAGACAGAGGTGGTCAAGTAAGATACTCAATTGAGGTCGAAAAACGAGATGCTCAAGATAGAATATACATGCACATTACAGGACGTAATGGATCTAACACAGTCTTTCAAGGAACTGATATCTTGTCTGAATCTGGCATTGCATCAGGTTACCAATCATACAGTGGGTCTTTCGATTTCAGTGGTGTTTTAAATAGAATAACTGTTGAGGTAGGTGGACGAGATATTAATCTCGCAATAGGACCCTTGTTTGATGATGTTACAGTCAATGTATTTTATAATGTCATTAACACAATTATTACACAGCAAATAACCTCTATTGAAGAAATATATTATTTAAATCTTTTTGACTCTGTCGAGTTAGATTTTGTAGAAGAAGTTTTTGAATTTAATGATGTGAGCATGAATGAGGGCGAGATAGAATTCGTGCCTATCGAAGCACCCGTAGAGGAAATTACCGTTGCTAGTGTCGAAATAGAAATAGCTGAGATTGAAATAAATTTACCCGAGCCTGAGGTAGAAATTGTTGAGGTTGAAACCGAGGTGGAGTTAGAGATTGAAATGGAAATGGAAGAAGTTGTGGTTGTAGAGGTTGAGCCTGAGGAAGAGATTACCGAAGAACCTCAAGAAGAATCACAGGAATCAGAACAAGAGCAACCACAAGCACCACAAAAAGAAGAAGATCCAGAAGAAACGGTAGAAGAAGAGAAATCATCGGAGCCTAAAATATCAAAAAAAGAAAAAGCAGCTACCCAAATCGTAAAGAAGATTGATGATAAATCTAGGTATGATGACGCCGCTCAAACTAAAACTTTGATCGTGATGCAAATACTAGGCAACACAAAAACTTTTTTTGATTCTCAATCTTTCATACAGGATACAAATGTGACTGAGTATTTAAACAAGACAATAGATGATCAGTATGGTATGTTGTTTGACATGGCTCAAAATAATACACTACAGGAGATGATAGATGCCCAGTATTGAGTATTCGGGGATGAAGATAACTGGAGGCAAAGTCTTCGCTATCTTTACTTTATTAGGTGCTTTAGGTGGTGCTGCATGGACCGGCTTTACTTTTTATCAGGATTACCTTGATATGCGTGAGAAGATAACTCTGTATACCGAGCCGGACCTCTCTCAA